CAAAGGCACAAAGGAGCAGCGCACCTTCACAATCCTACAGTGCAAAGAAGAGGACGGCGTATATCGAATGACCATGCAGAGGGTACGGCAATGAGTGTTGTGTATCAGGGAAACGAGATCATTATAGGACTCGAAGGAATGAATGAGGTTGAGCGGATCCTCGGAAATCTCAAGGCAAAGTCACCGGCGGTAGCAAAAACAGCACTGAACTCAACAGCACGGTACACACGACGTGAGATGATCAAGCACGCCAAAGCGAGATATGCAGTAAACGCGGCAGGGGCAAGGCACCTAAATGATTTGTCGCAGAAAAAGGGCAAAGGGCGGGTGGCAACAAATAAAAGCCTTACCGCAGCACTGTTTATTGAGACGATGCGCAATGACCTCGGCTATTTCAAGACAAATCCATCGACGCCATTCATGGGAACAAATGTTTTCAGAGGGCCAGATGTTTTTACTGGAAAAGTCCTGAAGACAAGCGGCATGAAAGCGCTCACCGGAACAGGCCATTTAAGCAAGGGATTTCTTCTGAAGTTCGCCAACAACGGCAATGCCCACATCGGCATGGTACAGAGAGTGCTCGGTTCAAGATCACGACACACAAAGACGAGAGCTGGGCACCCAAGGTGGCGGAGTAAATCAGGAAAGATTGAGAAGGTGCAGACCATGGGTTCACCTTCCGCAACGGCGATGCATAGCACCATCTGGCCGGAAGTTGAATCAGGGGTAGAAGACTATCTCATGGATGCTTTGATCACACGGGCATACCGCGTATTGGAACTGGCGCAGGCGAAAGGAAAGTAAGGCATGGCAGATTACAGAACAATGGTCGAAATGGCCGGTATCGGACGGACGCCGCAGCTTTGCCAGGATGCGCTCATCGACGAACTGAAAACGCTGTTCAAGGGAAAGAAGTATGTCGGACAGGAAGGACGGGAAGAGCTGACATTCTATAAACAGGATTTACCGGTTCCGGAAGACAACGACGTTGACGCAGATTATGCGGCAGCGCCGTGTCCGTACATACTGACCCAAATGACTGAAGGAGAAATCCGGAAGGAAGACGAACCGCAGATCGTCAGTTTCGCCCTGGTCATATGCTGTTATGACGACGGGACGATGCGCGAAGGATATCAGGATGTGGCAAACATCAAAGAAGATATCGTTCAGCATATCTGTTCCAAGCCGTATTTCGGCGGGGCGTTCACGGTGTTGAAGCCGATCTCATGGGCGCTGCAGGTTCAGGATACCAGGCCATATTACTACGGAGCGCTGACGTTTGACTGCACCGCTCCGGCAATGACGCAGGACACAGAACTGGAGGAGCTTTTATGACAGCAAAGAAAGATAAGGCGCTTCTTACGACCGACGATCAGATCAGGGCAGAAGAAGCGGAGAGAACAGAAACGGAGAAAGAGGCAGCTCTCATGGAGATGAAAGCAGAAGCGGAAAGGGAACCGGCAGAGACCGGTTCTTTTGTTTACTGCGGTCCGTCGATCAGGGGAGTAGCAAGACAGTTCACCGTATTTAATGGCGGGCTTCCGGAGACAGTGAAGGACTTCACCGACAAGCACCCGCTCGTCAGAGCGCTGATTGTTCCGGTTGACCGTTTTGCGGAAATGCGCAGGAAGCTGGAAACCAAGGGCACGGCAGAGGCGCTTATTTTCGCCAAACTGAAGCTTGAACTTTAAGGAGGGAAAGGAATATGGCTACTTATAAGCATGGAGTATATACCAGCGAAGTCGCGACAAGCCTCGTTGCTCCCGTAACCGGGACTGCTGGCCTGCAGGTTATCGTTGGAACGGCTCCGGTCAATATGGCGGCTGATCCGGCAGCGGCAGTGAACACTCCGATCATCGCCTATAACTACAAAGAAGCCGTGGAAGCGGTCGGCTATGTGCCGGATTTTGAGAAGTATACGCTCTGCGAAGCAATCGCGGCGAACTTCCAGGTCGTCGGCAACGGCCCGATCATCCTGATCAACGTACTTGACCCGGCAACGCACAAGACGGCGGTCGCGGAGACATCAGTTACCGTGGCGGACGGCGTGGCAAAGACCGGCATTGTCGGCCTGATCCTTGACGGACTGAGCGTCAAGAAGGATACTACGGCGCTCACCAAGGACGAAGATTATACCGTGGCATTCGAGAGCGACGGCAGCGCAGATATCGTGCTGATCTCCGGCGGCAAGGGAGACGGCGCGACCGCAATCAAGGTATCGGGCAATAAGCTCAATCCGGATGCGGTCACGGCAGCAGATATCGTTGGCGGTGTCGATGCGTCCACGGGCGCGGAGAAGGGCCTTGAAGTCGTGCGCCAGGTTTACCCGAAGCTCGGCATGACCCCGGGCATACTCCTTGCACCGCGCTTCTCCACCAACGCGACCGTGGCAGCAGCCCTGCAGGCAAAGACCAAGGAGCTGAACGGCGCGTTCAAGTCCGTATGCATTATCGACATCGACTGCGGCTCCACCGGAGCAAAGAAGTATGCAGACGTCAAAGCCAAGAAGGAAGCACAGGGCGCGACCAGCGAGAACGCTTATGACGTATGGCTGTACGGCAAGGTTGGTGACGTGATCTACAGCGGTTCTTCCCTCGCGGGAGCGCTGACCGCATATACCGATGCCACCAATGACGACACGCCGAACGTCAGCCCGTCCAACAAGGTGATTGCGATTTCCGCGGCCTGCCTTGCCGATGGTACAGAGGTTCTTCTGGATCAGGATCAGGCGAATACCGTCAACAGCTTCGGCGTGGCAACCTGGCTGAATATGAACGGCTTCCGGCTTTGGGGCAACAACACTGCCGCTTATCCGGGAACCACGGACCCGAAGGACAGATGGTTCTCTGTCCGCCGCTTCATGAGCTGGGCGGCAAACACCTTCATTCTGACCTACTTCCAGAGAGTTGACTCCCCGGCGAACAAGCGTCTGATTGAAGCTATCGTGGACAGCGAGAATGTACGCGGAAACGGCTTTGTAGCCCGCGGCGTCTGCGCAAGGTATGAGATCACCTTCAACGAGGATGAGAATACTACGGCGGACCTTCTGGACGGAAAGCTGACCTTCCATCAGTACATCACGCCGTACACCCCGGCAGAGGACATCGAGGACGTGATCGAGTTCGACCCGAACGCCCTTGCGGCCGCGCTTACTGCATAAGGAGGGAATGAGACATGATCGGAAACAATTACGTTCCTGAGAAAATCAATGATTTCAACGTCTATCTTGATGGCACAAAGATGATCGGCAACGGCGCGTCCATGGACCTGCCGGAGATCAACATGAAGACAAGCACCATCGAGGGCGGCGGCATCAGCGGCGAGATCGACAGCCCCACCATTGGACAGTTCGAGTCCATGGAGCAGGTCGTGCCGTTTAACACGCTTTACAGCTCCGCAATGGATATGCTGTCTCCGACAAAGACGGTCAATCTGACGTTCCGCGCGGCACAGCAGGTCTATGACAAGACCGGCGGCTATACCCACAAGGGACTCCGCGTGGTCGAAGTGGGCCGCGTGAAGTCCTTCAAGCCAGGCAAGGTCGAGAAGGGCGAGACCATGGAAGCAGAAGTCACCATGGAGCTGACCTACATCCTGATCGAAGTAGACGGCAAGCAGCTTATCGAAGTGGATAAGCTCAACTCCGTTTACAAGGTGAATGGCGTTGACATGCTGGCAGAGATCAACGCTCTGACATAAATATTACCCATCGGGTAATTTAAAAAGCACGGCTTATGGCGGGTAGAGTCCCGCCAGGGCTGTGCTTTTGGTGCTTAAAGGCAAAAACTGAATCGAAAGGAGCCGACATGGCAGAAGTAAAGAACATGGCCGCGGAAGAAAATACAGTCGAAATGAAAGAGGCGGCAGAGAGAGACGAAGCATATGTCATTCAGCTTAAGAAACCGTATGTGTTTGAGGGCAAGGAATATACAGAGATCGACCTGAACGGTATCAAGGGTATGACCATCAGGGACGGCATTGACGCGCAGAGCGCACTTTTCAACGGCGAGGACATTGCCGCAATCGTGCTGACAGAAGTAAGCACGGCATTTGCAAGGGCAATCGCAGCAAAGGCAACCGGCCTTCCCGTGGAGTTCTTCAAACTTGCACGGCTGGATATTTCGAGGGCTGTGAAGAACACAGTCATGGGTATCATGAATACCGGCAGCAATGTAAAGGGACATATCCTGCAGCTGGCGGAGCCGTACACATACGACGGGAGATCATATACAGAGATCGACCTGTCAAGAATCGGAGAACTAACGAGCCTGGACGAAAGCCGGGCAGAAAACCGCATGGCGGAAGAAGGGTTCGCGGCGGCGAATACTACGCAAAACTTTGTATATGCCTGCGTCATGGCATCTATGGCGACCGGCCTTCCGGAAGATTTCTTCACAGGCTTACCGCTCCGTGAAGTCATGAAGCTGAAAACGGCGGTGAATGATTCAAGTTTTTTCGAGTAAAAGGCGGAGCGAAGGAGCTGCGTAGAGCCGCTATCAGATTGGCGGCAGCGACAAACACAGGCGTGGACTTCTATCTGAATCTGCCAATTCGGGAGTTCTTGGAGATCAATAACGAGGTGGCAGAGGAATGGCGAAAGACAAAACATTAGCATTAACCATAAAGATTGCGGGCAAGATGGACAAAAGCCTCTTGTCCGCTCTCAACTCTTCTCAGCGCCAGATCAGCGGCTTTTCAAAAGGACTGAGCAGGATCGGAACCGCCGGACTGGCAGCAATGGGAGCGCTGACGACGGCGACCGTTGCTGGACTGAAATCATGCGCCAACGAAGCCGTAAAGTACCAGAATGAGCTGGGCGACGTGATTAAGTATGTCGATGGCATGGCCGATGAGATGGGAAGGATCGGGAAGGAAGCCAAAGCG